CTCAACTGGTGAACCAACGAGTGGTGTGAATGACAAGTTCGTCAAATGAGTGTATCTCTTGCAAAGCTCTTGTAAATTGTTGTATTTCTCTCCAAATTGTGGTTTCAATCTCTTATCGTCATATGTGACTGCTTTTTGTTTAGCCAAATAATGCGTTACTTGTGCACCTTGGGGCATGTTAACATCGAAGACATCAGCACCACCAGATTGTGCAGTAACTTTTCTTCCTGCAAGTGGTAGGAGTGATATTGATCGATTTCTCCAAGTTGGATTGCAGATTTCATAATCATTGGCTCCACACATATAAATATTAATATCAACTTGTGGGACAACTGTATTTGGTGCTCGAAGTGCGGCTCCTACTGTTATCGTGAAAACTCCAGAGAAATAGTCTTGGTATCTCAGCTGATGGTCATTTGGAATCAAAGCTAGGGTACCACCACTATAAATTCTACGCCAGGGTTTGTCAGATAGTTGTGGGCAACACACTTTAATTGCATTTTGTGCATTTCTAACTTGCATGGATGTAGCATATTGGGACATTTTGGCAGCATACGTTGTTGGTGCTGTCAAACTGTTTGGATGGTAGGTCAAATCTAAACGGCCTTCGTGATATTGTGAGTTAACGACTTCTACAATATAGCAAACACCTCCTCTCCAATTTTCCCAACCCAATTGAACATAGTCAAAGGGTGTGAAGTCCATATCTGTGTTGACGGCATGAGCAGCATTGACAAAGCTCATGGGACCAACACTGAATGTTGCAAGTGTTGCTCCTGGTGCATCTGCAGCTTTCCAGGAGATGGTTTCAACAAAGGATGTCTTTTCTCTGATGAAATAATCGATTCTCATAACTGATGGTCCGTTAAAATGTTCTGCATCACAAAATTGTTGTGAGTTTGGATACAGTTGGAGCTTGTCCACTAATTCTGGACCAGCGCCACAAGAAAGTTTGCCCTGAAACTTAACTGCTACTTGTTCAGGAGCTTGATCAACTTGAGGTCTATCTAAAAATGAAAGTAAATCGCCTACGACATTGAGTGGTGGTAAAACTTTTTCAGCGATATCTTCTAAAAACGATTGAACTTGAGTTTTGCGTGATTGTGTGTACGGTAATGAAAGATGTAGATCTTTAACTAGTGTGTCAAAACCAGTACCGCCAGCTCTTGGAATTTCGAATTGTGGATCTTCCATGGACATATACATTTTCATTTCCACTGTATTTGGTGATCCAGTCACAGCTTGTAACTGATTGAGTGGGAATATGTAAAGTTGTCCTAAGGTGTCGCCCTCTAAAAGGTCTATCCAGTCTTTAAAGAAGGAAAAATCTATTTGGAGTTCCGCATTGCTACCTTGAGCAGGGTCAAGAAGTACATGTTGCATTGATAATAGATTAGTGAGTGTTAATTTTTGGCCCACTATTTCTGTCTTTGGTCTATTTGTTGGTATATATGAGACAGCAAGTCTTCCTTGATAAAATCTTGATGCTACTATTTGAAAATATAATGAAATGGTCTTAGTTCGCCAGTAATTAAATCTAGCAAAGGGTACAGAGACAATATCTACTGTTAACAAATCTCCTGGAATGTCCATGACGGAAAGTGGTGTTCCAACTGGGTCAGAGAGGTTCCAGGGTATTGTTGCTACAAGCGTATTTCTTGAGAGCATATCCTCTAATGTCCAAGCTTTCTCGTTCATATGGGATATAGCTCTACGATTGCCAGTAAGAATTGTTTGTTCTCTAGGTGTCAAGACTGGAGCATTTTGCTCAGCCAGCGTCACACCCTCTTTGCTAATTATTGTACGTTTAGTTTCATCAAGTGTTGATACAACTTTAGCAGCTTCATGTTGATTTGAATCGCTATAAGTTACTGGTTTATCTTGTTTGTCCGTTGATGTCTCAGTTGTAGTAGGTGTAGGATCTTGTTTTATGTTTGAAGTTTGTCCATTTGAAGCCATAATTAAAATAAATGTAATATTGTCAACTAAAATAATAACGACTACATGTCTAACTAAGGTAACTATTATTACAAATGTCTTTGATTGCTAGTAGTCCTGAGATAAGCGTTGCATCTGCTTCTGAAAATTCTCATACTCGTCAGATGTGCTTTGTTTCGTAAATCCAAAATCATTATTCCAAGCTATAACCCCCCCTATTCCTTTAAATTCGTCGTAGAGTTGATTATACGATACAAGATTTGCTTTTGGTAAGATTCTAAGAATCTTATCTCTAAGAGCATTGAAATATTCCCGCCCATAAAAGAAAGCATTGCGTAAAACACAATTACAATTGTCTTCAGTTGCAACGAAGTGATCGTCGCATTTTCTTATCCAATTGAGTGTTTCAAGCATAGCATCTTTGTCCATGAGGGGGATAAACAAATCTTCCATCTTTCCAATTTTGTTCTTAAGGAATGAGCATTGCTCAAGTTCTTTGTAAGCAATAAGTTCCCCTTGCTTATCGACTGCGCCATATATTATATTGTATTGTGCCAAAAATTGTGATATAGTTGTGGCATTATAAGTTTTGATAAATGGAAATTTGACACTAACGATATTATCGTCACCATAAATAAGTGTCCTAACTACTCTATTAAAATTGTAATTTGAATTAAGTCCATTGGGCATAATACGCTGCCAAGCTACTCTCAAATACATCTCATTAACGATTGTATTAATAACAACTGTGAGAGCGCTTCCAGATGAAACTCCTCCGTGTAGTGAATAAATATATTTATCGAACATATGTAGGGAGTTTGCTTCATCGTAAAGTATATTGTATCGAATGTGGCTATACTCATCCTGGTAAAAGTCATTTGCAATTTTCGCAACTTTCATCATAGCTTCAGCACTAACGGTACCATCCCAAGCGGAATAGTCACCATCAAATGCGAGCATTGAATTGGAAGCTAATCGTTGTATTGCCTTGTTCCATTCGAGTGAGCCTTTGTTGATGCCAATAGCGGAGAAAGATTTAGTATGTAATTTATAAATATGTGCTACAAAAGATAGAAAATATTTTCTCATTAATATAACTTTCACAAGAGGGCAAGCTGAGAATAATCGTGTTTTCTTCTCAACAAGGACCTTATTTATTGGTCTCCTCTCATCTTTAAGATAATCTAAGTATGGTAGTGTTAGTATTTGATTATTATTATAATGTTTCTCACACTCCTCTATATCAATATGTAGATTTGCTTTAGGAGTGTATTTATCACCGTCCTTGCAGAATAAGTCCTTCTTTGAAATGTTGGATAGAACGTACGGATAGCCTGCGGATGTTGCCATATTGAGTGAATCAATGTAGTCCTCTCCGGGAATACCATTTATCGCTTCATCTTCGCTTAAAACGCGACAGTGACCTTTTGGAAAGGACAATAAGAATTCAGATATTGAGTCTGCAGCGTTATTCAATTCTTGTGAGGGCAACTCAGGTATTGTTATGTATTTTCCGATTGCTTTTCTGTAAACATCCACTCCTTGAGCTCGAGGATCTCTTAGATTGATAATTGATGGTGTTGTAACGACAGGGTGAATCTTGCCAGCTATTGGGCTGGGAATTATATCAGTATGTGTTGGTAAATATAAACTTTTCTTTGTTGTTGCATAAATAAAATGTGGTACATTAGCTGTTGCATAATCTTCAGTGTCAGGTAGTTGTAAAAATCCATCTTGTTTGTCTACTCTATGAATTTCATCTTCAAGCGTCTTCTCAAGCATATCTCTAGTAATGATGGCGCCAAAAGCTTCTCCTGAGTCTCCAGCAACATGTATGCCAAGTACTTGTCCTTGCATTTTTGTTGAATTACTACAGATTGGAGTTCCGCAGAAGCCATTGTAAGTTTGTAATTGATAAATAAATGTTGAATGTGTATATATAGTCTCTACTTTATCATTGATGGTAACATCATAATTTATTCTAATCATATCATCTGAAATATTAG